CGTAGAACTTGATATTTGCAGCCTTACGATCCCACAACTGGCAACCTGATCCGAAGTCTCCGACGAGGTAATCACCGACGGCCATCTTATTATGTTCGACAATCGGAACGCCGGAAATTGTCATAGGGCCGGTCATGTAAGGTGGCCAAATTAGATTACCCGAGGTGTCTCGTGTCTGCCTCAGCAGCATTGCATCAGTCGGATGCAGCGTGATGTAATTAGGCGAAAAACCAGCAGCTCTTACCTGTGTTACGGCTGAATCAAGGATCATAAGCCTGTCAACCTTGCTGTCCGCAAGATTATCAACCCAGTTTGTACCCGATACCATCAGACCTTTTATGTCAGAAGAACCGGAGCCGTACAACAGTTTATAATCCTCTGCTTGTTTCAGAAGTTCAATCCAGCGAGTTGTGATGTAACTGGTGAACTGAGGCATGTCTTCCAGAAGTTCTTCTGAAAACTTTATCCACGTGGCTACTTTTTCGATAGCCCATTTGGTCACGGCTAAGGTCGAATAGCTTTCAGGCTTCAATGCTCCTTCAGCAACACGTGCAATTCCATCAGATGTTGCAGATTCGTAAGGCATCCAAATTGAATTACTGGTTGCCATTCCCTGCGGTATGATGTCACGGATATGCCAGCGGTAGCCGGGTGCAAAAATAAGCGGAGTAAACTGCGGAGCTATTGTATCTGTCGTGCGGGTCATTGTCGTTTTAGTCTGCATCAAATCAATGCCCTTCATATCGAGAGTACCTCCACGTTTACTCTCTTTCCAATTTTTAACCCATTCCATTTTTTCAACCAGTGCTTTTACCTGATCGGGAATTGGGATGTCAGGATTCGACACATTCAGCTTTTGCAGCTTAATGTCGAGTGCATCATATTGCTCCTGCAACTTCTGATACTTTTCATAGACCGGTTTGAGTTGGCTTTTTACAGCTTCTTCATACTCCGGCGTTCCGGGTTCAAGTTTTTCTAGGCGCTTGATAAGCGGATCGACGAGCTTATTCATTTTCTGCTCCAGCTTCTCCGCTTCCTGTTCAAGGGCCAATTTTTCTTCATCAGTCATTTTTTGTCCTTTCGTTAAGAAGTTTATAAAAATTGAGTTTCATAGCTTCGGGTCTGCCGGTAGCTTCTTGTTCGGAATCTTTATCGGAATCGGTATTGCCGGATTCGCCTTTAAAGATAGCCCGAATATCTTTGAGTAATTTCTCAATCATTTCAAAAGTTTCATCTGAAAGAGTTCCATTCCTCAGTAGTTCATTCAACAGGTTCGTCTTTACCAAGAACTCTTCTGATTTTATGCCGGTTGTTGGGGTGTTTTCATTAGCCCCCCAAAGGACAGATGACCCCTCCCACAACCTTAATTCCTGTAATAATGTGTAATCAACTTCATTACGTGCCTGGATAGTATTGAATCCTATCGAGTGTTCAGTTATTGCACCAGCTTCATACAATTTCAATACATCATTTGCCAAAACAGTATCAGGGAATGCAGTTTCAAAGTAAAGCCCTTTTTCATCCTCTTTGAGAATCGAAGGCTTGCCAATAGGTTTACCGGTGTCATGGTTGAAAAGGTGCCATATGCGATTACCCGTCTCAGGGCCATTCATCTGAAGCGTCTTTGCAAATGCCCCTTTCATAATTACATCGCCATCGCTATCAGGTTTTGGATTGCCAATATCGTCGTAACCCCATGTCGAAAAATAACCAGTCACGATACGGCCTTTAGCATCGACATCTTTAACCTGTCCTTTGAATGACTTTATTTTTATCTGTTTTTCCATTGTTATCATTTTGTTACGTAAACAGAATATTTTTCGAGCCTGATTGCATCGTATGCTTTTGGAAGTAAACCTAAGCGTTTCATCCTGTTTACCCATGTCATCGTAACAGGGCGGTATCCATCCTTCCATGAAATTACATAGTATTTATAATTTGTAGCAGCATGCAACCTATCAGCCTCTTTCTTTGCAGATTCGAGTTTTCTCAAGTCGCGTTCCGTTTCGCGATACTCTTTGTCGGTTATGTATTTAAGAATGTTCATTTGTTTATTTTAAACGTTTCTACCCCAATCGAACTCTGAATCAGATTTTGCCTGGTAACCGACAGCACATCGACAGTTAATGACTTCCTCAGCATCGCCGGAAGGATCGCCCGGAACGGTTAATCCATTGCTGAATTCATCGTTCATATCGACAACCTCACCATTAATTGCAATATGGCTTTCGCGTGTCTTGTCATCAATATATGCGATCCAAACCTTATCCATTGCAATTCCTGTCGCAACCGCCCCGGCCTGTGACGACATATTCGATGCTGAGATGACCTCTGTTCTCGCAATTCTGATCGCCCTATAATCTTTAGTTATGTTCAATTCGTACTGCATCAGTTTTGCCATATCCTGAACTGATTGACCTTCTGCAAATCCTTTTGATGCAATTTTTTGAACGACATTAATAAATTCATCTTTTGTTGTGCCTGTAATCCACGTTATCCGAGTTCCTAATTGCGTGCGAAAGACTTTATCAACCCACGCGAACCAGTAATCCTGTTCAACGTTAGGAGGCCTGCGTTTTAAACCGGCTTGTTTCTTCAGTTCTTCATATGTCTGTTGACCGAAATGCTTTGATACCGGAACGTAAATTTGTTTGAGTGCATTTTCGATTTCTTCACTTTTAATTGCATGTTCAGCAACATCCATCATTTGCTGATACGAATTGCATTTTTTTATTTGGGCGATAAAATCATCATTGTACTTTTTGAGGGCTTTTCGCATAATGGCAGTAGCGGCACGGTAATACCGTGAACGCTGCCTTTCCATATTAACAACCCTTTTATCCATTTCAGTATTTCAGATTTTTAAGTGCTTCATCAGATTCGTCCTCCATTCCCATGTCAGAAATCGAGACCATACCCATCGGCATATAAACGTCATTCATTAAAGGATTTTCCGATTCCGGCAAGTTCATTGCTGCAAGCCGCTGATTAGGTGTCAGCCACCATGCAGAATTTAAAGCCCCCGACATTGTTGCAATATCCGCCTGAAGTTCCGGAATATCAGACAAATCATAGTCGAAAAGTTCAATCTTTCCTGTTGCCTGGTTGTATTTTTGAGCGATCTTATTAAGTGCATCCTTAGTACGTTCAAGTTCAGGGATCACAGCATTATTCCATAGTTGGCGCATGAACTCCCGGTTATTTGCAGATTGAGTGGCGTATTGGTTATCATTCATCAGTGCTGAAGGTACACCGTATATGTTGCAGTAGTCACGAAGCGAAAGTTTCATAAACTCCAACACGTTCATATCAACCAATGACTTACCAATTTCGTGAACTTCAACAGGTAGATTCTTTAACATGAAACGTTCTTTGCTGCCACGCCGGAACTGTTTTTTGAAGCGTTCCCAAACAGTCTTAAACTGTTCCTCGTTCCATTCCTGAGTAGCGGTGTCTTTTGTTCCTGTTATAATAACGTCGGGGCCTCCATTAACAAACTGTTTACTCAACGTTTCATATCCGGAGTTTGTGGCTGTCATAACCCTCAAAGCAGCTTCGATAGGAGACATCCCGTATAATTGCTCTCCGAATGTTCCATATTTCAGGTTGACATATTTTGAATGGATCACGCTTTCGGCTGGTATTGTCTGCGTTGTCGCCCCAATCGTCAAATGGTACTCCTTAACTGGTTGGAATGTTCCACCTGAGATGATCTCAGTGTTTTGGGGAGGCAATGACCACAACTCGGCTGGCTTCCCTTTGTTCGATCCTGTTTCAATCGAGATAACATAGATATAACTGTTACCTGTCGTAAGACGTCCGGTTATCTGTTCATCTATGAATTCATTAAACGACTGGTTCGGGTTTGGGGTCTTTAAGAATCTTTCGAGTTCCGATCCTTCGACTTTTTCGCCGTTTTCATCAACAATTCCCCATTTAACCCCGATTGCAGGTTGAACGATCCTGCGAATTATCGAATATAAATTAACATTACCCGCGTATCCTTCTTTAACAAAAGTTTCGCTGTTAGACGGCAGCAATAGATATTGACCTCTAGCAACATATGCATAAATGATCTTATTCAGTTCATTTTCAAGCTGCGTTTTCGATTCAGGGTCATATATAT